TTTTGTGCTAAAAGCAAATTCAATTGGAGCCCCTGGAAACCTTTCGCAGATAGATTGATAGGCATATCACCAAGCATACCAACTTCAATTGGTATGGAGAAATTAGTTTCTACATTAGCGGCACGGCAAGTAGTAATAGATTTAGAACCTAAAAGACTGTCATTTAAATTTAATCCATTATTATAATCAAAAGAATTATTCATAAATGGTTTGGAACTTGCTAAATATCTATTATAGTTTCTTACAGTTTCTAAATTACGACCATTTAAAGTTTGTATAGTTACTTCGTCAATACAACTGGCTAAACCAATTCTATTATTAAGTGTTGAACCATTTAATGCCGCAGCAGCAAGATTGGGAGCATTTGCTGGTTTTGCTCCAGTATCATCTTTAAGAACAAAAGTTCCATTTAATTTTAAACTTTGTGGTAAAAGGAATACATCTTGTCTTGCTATAACAAAATTGATTTGAGGAAAATTAGTAGCAGAAAAAGTATTGCCTGATGGCTGATTATTTGGGTGAATTGATACTCTTCGGCGTTGGGCGTTTAAAACAACACTCATCTTTTTATATATTATTATAAAATATTTTTTTAATAATATATTTTTTTTTAATTATTTAATTGGCTATTTGAATTCCATTTGATGTCACTAAAATAGAGCGAATATGGTGAATAAAATGAACTACCAGTTTTGGAAATGTTTGTTGTGTATCATATTCCGCCTTAAGTGTTAAATCACCAGCCTCCATAAGATTATAAAACATATCGTTTCTGCTGAACTGGCGACCTACCGCAAAATTTGCTAATACATTATTTAGTGATGTCAATTCCATATCAAAACCTTCTACAGATTTAATTAATTCATTAATATGCTGTGTTTGAATTAGTGGATTATTAAGTGATGCTTTTTCTACTACAACTTTACGCTGTGGCTGTAATCCATCACGACCAATATCATACTGATAATTACTCATATTATCAGGTCTTCCTCTTAATGATTGGAAAGCAACAGATAACTGCTCATTTTGGTTAAGAGGAACACTTAAGACTGCTAATGCCTTTGTGATATTTGGTATAGATATTAATTGAGAAGTCGGTCCTTGTAATGCTTGTAAATTAATTAATCTTGTTTGGGTTGTTGCTAAATCTAAACGATAACCACTTGAAGAATTAGCAGCACGAAGGTCAGCAGCCACAACATTTTCGTCCATATCTACTCGTTTAATATTATATTGTAAATTATGAATAGTAAAATCTACTTTGCTGTCAGCCGCTTTATCTAATGTGTCTTTTGTTGGAGCAACAGTTCTATTGGGAATTGTTCGTGTGTATGAATTTAAGCGGTCGGCTTCTTCAACATATAGAGCATAACCGTGTAAATTATTATTAAACATATAATTTTGTGTAAGAATTGGGGTGGTTCCGCCGCCAAGAGCAGTTACTAAAGTTTCATTAGCAGCACCAGTTACTACTGTTTGAAGTGGAAGAAAATATATTCTTGCTCCTCTATCTAATTTGGTTCCTGGTGGTGGTTTTTCTATTCTTGTAATAACACCTAATGCTTTTTTGGAAGCAGCATCTTGGCGTAAATCTGTAATAAAAAGTCTGTCACCAACAGAAAAAGGCATCATTACATTTGGAAAGCAAGTTGTTATTCCAAAACCTGTATTATCACTACCTACTTGATTTAAAGTATTAAATGGATTGCGAACAGAACCATCACCAAAATATGTTATATTTGCTGGTGTAGCAGGGCTGGTAGCATTTACTAAAGTTTCAACTACATTAGTTGAGCCTAAATCAATATAATATTCATCATTATTAGTTGTAATCAAAAGACCGCCCATTAATTGATGACCTGCTTTTACTGTTAATGTTGCCGCCGCTGGTGCTCCACCTGCTGTGGGGGTGCCTATAACAATAATAGCACCTTCTTCAGGTGGTGAATGACCGCCTGATGTAGCATACCAAAGGGCTGTAGCAATACCTGTTGCACCATCAATAGTTTTTACTTCTATAAAACCAAGTTGTGTTCCGCCTACAGATGCTGTATAAATTGTATCAGCAGCATATCCACTTCCTGCTGTAGTAATTGTAAATGGATTAACTTCTACATCACCACCAGCAGCCGCTTGAGTAGCACCAACCATAACATTCATTTTTTTAGGTAGCATACCATTACGGGAACCAATACCCATAGAACCAGTAGTAAATTCTAAAGCACGACGATAATCTTCCATTTGTATTTCTGTGCGAAGTCCATTAAAGACAGCACAAGGAATAAATTTATCACTATCATAAAAATCAGTTTTTAAAGTTCCGCTAAATTGAACGGATTTTGCGACATCAGGGGCTACTACAGTTCCTCCTGCGTATGTTACAGAATTTGGTTTCCAATATAAATTTTGGTCTATAGATTTATTAGGCTGGACACCTTCAAATTCCATTCTGTAATTATCAACTGATGTTGTTTTGGTGTATTGATATTTTTGAGCCACTAAAGTATTGTATTGGATAACTTCTTCTAAAAGATGTGAATTAGTAACATCATAAGTTCTCACAACATTAAAGAGAGAATGTAATCCACAATCACGAGAAGGAATGGGATTACCACGACCGCTCATAGTTATGGAAAAAGAAAAGTTAGACTGGCTGGGTAGAAAATATCCAACATAATTTGGTATTAAAAATCTAACATTTCTATTTTGGTTTTCACGGGTAATATCTTTTTGATTTTCAGGTTTAACAACAATAGTTTCACTAATTATGGGGGCTTGGGTAGGAATATCAGTAAGGTCCATTTTTATATATTAATAATAAAATATTTTTTTATTAATATATTTTTTTAATTAATTAATTTTGATTTTGGATTTGAATTTGTGATGGTTCTAATTCTACTACTTTTCTCTCACACTCAATACAACCTAACCTAATTTTATTACATCTACTTTTTAAAAAATATGTAAGGACCAATCCACTACAGGTTGAAACGGCTCCAATTAATGTGATTATAAAAGCAGAATGTTTTTCCAAAAAATCTGCCTGTGGTCCGCAAGTTAGTGTTGGGTCTAAACATTCTAACGGACATAATATTAATTCAGGGTTAGTTGAAGAAGTAGTCATATAATAATAATTACATTTTTCTTATTCTAATTTTTCATCTAAATTTCTTAATCTAAATATTAATTCAGTTGGGTGCCTTAATCCTTCTAATATTCTACCAGTTGATACTTCACGAAGACGGAATGATAAATTATATAAAAATTGTTCTGTTGGTAAATCACATACTACTGGTTGGCTGTATGGAGCATTATATCTAAAATCTATTTGTGGTTTTGTTGATGCTGTTGTTTCTTCTAAACTTGGAATTACTCCAACTATGGGTAATCTTGAACCAACGCCAACTTGAGCATCACGAACATCATAATCTTTTGATATATAACCATCAATTGGAATATTATTTATTTCTACAGCAACAGTTGGAATATCTGCTATAACTTCAGTTGCTGCTGCTCCTACAAAATTCTTTGGTGAAGTAAATTCTTCTTCGGCACTATAAGCAGAATGTAATGCTAATATTCCTCCTAAAGTTGCTCGTATTGGCGGAACTTCTTGTATTCTTATTTCTCCATCAGCAAGTGGATAAGCAGAAGCATTTGCTACTTCTGTACAACCTGTTTGTTTTGTTTTTAATACAATTTGTGGTCTGTGGTTATTTCCTAAAGTTGTAGGAAATGGAGCAAAAACACTTGGTTGTGTTGCTCCTTCTGTTTGGAAAATAAGATTTTTTTCATAATTACCGTTAAATCCTCTTACTATATTAAAACCTTGTCTATAACTTGCTCCACGAGGATATGGTGTAAATATACCTTTAATAATTGTATCAGGATTTGTTGATATTTGGTCCCTTAATACCGAAGGATATTGACTAATACAAGGGTGGAGTGGAAAATGTCTTGGTTTGGTTGTAAATTCAAATTTCTTAAAGGCTGGTCCGCTTGGAACTTGTCCAGTTACTTTATTACCACTTTCCAATAATGTTA